GCAGCGCAACGGCACCGGGTGGGAGGGCGCAATCAAGCTCTGGTTCGACCCGGAATCCATGCAGTACACGGCCTACCCCAACAGCACGATTGACATGAACCCCTGGCCTCACCTTGAGCGCCAGAAGCCAGCTTAACCCAAGGAGAAAACACATGACCCAATACGACAACACAAACCGCGGCGTCCTCTTCATCAACGACCGCAAAGAAAAGGAAACCCAGCCTGACCGCACCGGCTCTATCAACGTTGACGGCGTTGAGTTCTTCCTCGATGGCTGGATCAAAGACGGCGCCAGTGGCAAGTTTCTGAGCCTGAGCATCAAGCGTAAGGACAAGCAGCCCAACGCTGCAGCCCCGGCCCGCGCTCCCGCTCCTGCACCCCGCGCACCAGCACCGCGCCGGCCTGGCGAGGCTGCGCATTACGGCGCTGGCGGCGCCCCGGCTCGCCCTTCGACGGGCTTTGACGACCTTGAAGACGACATCCCGTTCGCCGTGAACCTGTGCGACTTCGCCATTGCTGACAGCAAGACCCGCCGCATGAACCGCACCAACTTCGGAGGCTAAGCCATGACCAAGTATTACCAACCCGCCCCGAAGTCCGTCTCCAAGAAAGTGATGGACTTTTTCAAGCGCTACTACCCCCTGCAATACACCACCGGGGCAGCTGCAGGAATGCTGAACATCAAATACGGTTTGGTCAGCGATGCCATCTGCAAACTGCGCAACCTCGGCATCCTCAAGACCGATGGGAAGGAAGGCCACCAGTTCAACCCAGATCACGGCGTTTTGATCGGCGCGGCGCCGAAGAGGATCAACATAACCATTCGCCGCGAAAGCCAGAAGCAGGCCAAGCAAGCGGAATACGCCGACAGCCTGCGCCGCGACAACGAAAAGGCCGCAGCACTGAAGGCCAGCAACTACACCGGCTATGAGCTGACCAAAGAGGACGAAAAGAAGATCCAGCGCCTGGCATCAGCCCCGAACATGGGCCAGCGCCACTACGTTGACCCGGAAAGCATCAAGCAGCAGCCCGGCCCGTTCAGCGGCATGAAGCCAGGCCAGTACGCATTTGAGCCGGCAAGCTGCGCGGCAATGGCGGCAGCATGAGCGAGGCCATCGACCCCCAGCGAGCCGTGGATTTCATCCGCGACTCTGCCAAGCCACTGGCCATCGCCATCGGTAATCGGATCTATGTCGAAGAGTATCGAAAGACGCTCAAGGCATTGCTGATGAAGAAGCACAGCGAAAAGTCAGTGGCGGCGCAAGAGGTCGAGGCCTACGCCCACCCGGAGTATCAGGCGCATCTGCTGGCCATCCAGGCGGCAGTTGAGGCGGCTGAAATGCTCAAGTGGCAAATGATCGCAGCGCAGGCCCGAGTCGAGGTGTGGCGCAGCCAGGAAGCCAGCGGGCGGGCGATGGATCGGGCGACTCGATGAAGCGCACCCCCATGACCCGCTCCAAGCCCCTGCGCGCCACCGGCCCAGCCACCGCCAAGTCAAAGCTTCGCAAGTGCGCTGTCAAAGCGTGCCGCCGCGAGTTCCTGCCGGGCACCCCCTGGCAGGTGATTTGCAGCAACTCCCTGACCTGTGCCTGCGCATGGGCAGAGCAAGAGGCCGCAAAGCGCCAAGCTGCAGCGGCGCGGAAGGCAAAGCGGGAAGCAGCGGAAGACCGCAAGCAAACGCGGGCGCAACGCGAAGCCCTCAAGACCCGTTCCGACTACATGAAAGAAGCCCAGCATGCTTTCAATCGCTATGTTCGTCTGCGAGACACCGGCAGACCATGCATCTGCTGCGGCAGACCTCTCGAGTTTGTCAGCATTGGGGGAGGTTTTGACGCTGGTCACTATCGAAGCGTCGGGAGCGCACCTCATCTGCGCTTTAACCCGGACAACTGCCACGGCCAGGCCAAGCAATGCAACCGCTACGGAGCTGGGCGCGCTGTTGACTACCGGATTGGACTTATTAACCGCATCGGAATCGCCCGAGTCGAGGCACTAGAGGCCGACACATCATCGCCCAAATGGTCCGCCGATGACCTGAAGGCAATCCGTGACGACTACCGGGCCAAGGCCAAACAACTGGAGAAACAGCTATGAGCCTAATTGCAACTCGCCCCGGCAGCTTGGTCGACAAGATCAAGCGCTACTTAGAGGCCAATCCAGAAGAGGAGCTAACCATGGCAATCATCTGCCTGAAATTCGACTGCTGCTATTCGGCGGCGAAATCTGCTGTTGAGCGCTTGAAGCACAGCGGGCACTTCGAGGCCGTCCATGTGGTGCGGCTGAGGGCTAAGGGTATTGCCAAGGAGGTGGCGTGATGGACGCAAAGAAGTCCGGCACAAAGAAGCCCCAGCCAAGGCCCGCTATTGATCGGGCCGCAATTGTCGCCAAGGTTTGCGCCAGGATGGAAGAGGGCGAAAGCCTGCGAAAGTCCTGCGATGCTGAAGGCGTGAAAGAGCAGACTTTTAGGAAGTGGTGCACGGATGACGCGGCGCTTGATGCGCAATACGCGCGCGCGCGCGAGGCTGGTTTGCATATCATGGCGCAGCAGATCATTGAAATCAGCGACGAGCAGGAAGTCAAAGCCCGCTACAACGGCGAGGAAGTGACGCTTGACCTGAGTCCGACTGCAGTTCAACGAAACCGCCTGCGGGTTGATGCTCGCAAGTGGCTGTTATCCAAGATGATGCCGAAGGTCTACGGCGACAAGCTCGCGATTGGTGGCGCTGACGATCTGCCGCCAGTGTCAGTCGCGGCTATTGATGCCTCGCAACTATCCACCGAAGCGCTGGCAGAAATCATGAAAGCGAAAGATGCAGCTAACCGAGGATGACTTGCTAGCTGTGGAGCGTGAGCTTTGCAAGCGCTCCCTTGCCGAGTTCGCAAAGAGGGCATGGGCGGTGCTTGAGCCCGCAGCGGAACTCAAGTGGGGGTGGGCGCTCGACGCGATCTGCCTGCACCTTGAGGCGGTGACAAAGGGAGAGATAACCCGGCTGCTGATGAATGTGCCGCCCGGCTCAATGAAGTCGCTCCTAACTGGCGTGATCTGGCCGGCTTGGGAATGGGGGCCGCGAGAATTACCTGAGATGCGGTTCGTGGGCACTGCTCACGAAGAAACGCTAGCCATTCGAGACAGCCGGCGCTGCCGCGATCTGATCAAGTCTGAGTGGTATCAAAAGCTTTGGCCGGTCACGCTTGCATCAGACTTGGACGGCAAGCGAGAGTTTGGCAACACAAAGAAGGGCTTTCGTCAGGCTCACTCATTCACCAGCATGACGGGCGTTCGCGGCGATCGCATCATTCTTGACGACCCTATCAGCGCGGACAACGCGAACTCGGCGGCAAAGCTGGAGGCGGCGAAGATCGCATTCACAGAGACATTGCCGACCCGTATCAACAGCGAGAAATCGGCAATCGTCGTCATCATGCAGCGCTTGCACGAAGAGGACGTTTCAGGCGTGATCTTGAGCATGGGCCTGCCGTATGTGCATTTGTTCATACCGATGCGCTACGAGCCCAAACGCAAGTGCGTCACCAGCATTGGATGGGAAGATCCGCGCACGATAGAGGGCGAGCTGATGTTCCCTGAACGTTTTGGCGAACAGCAGGTTAGGGAGCTGGAAACCACGCTAGGCAGCTATGGCGCAGCCGGCCAGCTTCAGCAGAACCCAGCGCCACGCGGCGGCGGCATCATCAAGACGGCATGGTTTGGCTATTGGGTCAAAGAGCCAGCGATTGAGTGGTCTGAGGTGTTTGCCGACACTGCGCAGAAGACCGGCGAGACAAACGATTACTCCGTCTTGCAGCATTGGGGCCGGTCAACAGTCGGTCAGGCGGTCTTGCTTGAGCAACTGCGCGGTAAGTGGGAAGCGCCCGAGCTACTGACCCAGGCCCGCGCCTTCTGGCACAAACTCAAGGCCAGCAAGCACAGCCCGCGCCGATTCCGTGTTGAGGACAAGGTGAGTGGCACAGGCTTGATTCAGACGCTCAGGCGCGAGGGAATCCCGATCACGCCGACTCAACGCGACCGGGACAAGATTAGCCGAGGGCATGGCGCGGCGCCATTCATTGAGTCTGGCAATGTTCTTCTGCCCGAGGATGCCCCATGGCTGTCTGATTTCCTGTCGGAGTCTGCGTCTTTCCCAAATGGTGCGCACGACGACCAGCTTGACCCGATGTTTGATGCCATCGAGGCGGTTCAAACCGCGCCGGCACCAGTAACGCACGACTTCAGCAAATCAGCAGCCTCAGGCGCCCGCATGTAAGAACTTTCGCACTATATGCAGAGCGCCATAACCGCGACCATGCGCGGCAATGGCGCATTCAATCGAAGACTCTGGCAAGCAGTACCGCGAGGCGATGGACGCAGCGCGGGAGCAGCGCGAGCAGATTCGCGAGGACTTGGAGTTTTCGGACCCATCTGACCCCCAGCAATGGGACGAGGAAGAGAAGCGCAAGCGCGAGACTGACCCGGGTGGCGCTCGGCCTTGTTTGGTGTTTGACCAAACGGGCCAATACGTCAGCAACGTGGCGGGCCAGGTCGAGCAGCGACCGCCAGCAATGCACGCAATCCCAGCGGGCGGCGGCGCTGATAAGAAGGTGGCAGAGCAGCTTGACGGCTTCTTTCGCCACATCGAACACACCAGTCGCGCAACGCAGCATTACACGCGGGCGCTGACCTCGGCGGCGCGTGCCGGCGTCGGCTATCTGATCGTTCGTCCCGAATACGTTGACCGGGCGCTGAACTGGCAAGAGCCGCGCATATCCAGCGAAGGCGACCCTCTGCGCGTTGTGCTTGACCCCTGGAGCGTTGAGCTTGATGGATCTGACGCTAACTTCGGCTATCTACTGACTCCGTACAGCGTACGCGAGTTCGAGCGGCTGCACGGTAAGAAGGCCGAAAAGATCAGCTTTGGCGATGAGCAGCACCGCTACGTCAATGACGACCGTGAGTCGATCATCGTCGCTGAAGAGTGGTACGCCGAGGACGTAAAGACCAACATGATCGTCTGCGCTGACCCCATGGGCATGCCGGGCGATGAAGTCTCGATGTCTGAGGCCGACTTCTGGAAGAACCAGAAAAACGGCCAGCAGCTCCAGGCCATCAGCACCTACAGCGACAAGAAGCGCGTTGTGTACTGGCGCAAGATGAGCGGCGCCGAAGAGCTGAGCAAGCGCGTTGAATACCAAGCATCGTCAATCGGCATCGTGCCGGTTTATGGCTATGTGGGGTTCAAGGATGGGCGCATGCGCTATTGCGGCATTCCGCGCCGCGCCCGCAGTCCGCAGCAGGCCTATAACTACCATCAAAGCGAGATGCGCGTGATCATGGGGCAGTCTGCAAAGTCGCCTTACATGATGCCGATGCGAGCGCTCGGCGGTGATGACAACATCAAGAAGTTGTGGGATCGAGCCTCGGTCGATAGCCGGGCGTTTCTGCCTTACGTTGACTTCGACGAGCTGGGCGCTGTCAGTGCACCTGAGCGCATTCAGTTCGCCGTCAATCTGCAAAATCACATGGCTGGGTCGATGCAGGCCCGCGAGGACATTCAAGCCGCGCTCGGCATGTACGCGGCCAACATCGGCAAGCAGTCAAACGCGACCAGCGGCGTAGCTTACGACTCGCAGAAGCAGCAGGGCGAGGCCAGTACCGCGCATTTCCCCGGCAATCTGGCGGCATCTATTGGCCAAGTCGGCAAGCTCTGCCTTGAGATGATCCCGCGCCTGATCGACACGCGCCGGCAGATGCGGATTCTCGGCATTGACATGACGCCGGGCACCGTGACGATTGACCCGAAGCAGTCGCAGCCGATCACAGAGACGCCGCAGGGGCTAATCATCAATCCGAACGTGGGCCGCTATGACACCCGCGTGGTTGTGGGGTCCAGCTTTGCAACTCAGCGTCAAGAGTCAAGCGCCGCGCTGACGGAGATGATTCGGGCTAACCCGGAAATGATGCCGGTCGTCGGCCCGCTGTGGGCGCAGACGCTGGACTTCCCGAACTCGGACAAGCTGGCCCAAGTGCTGACAGCGATGGCGCCGAAGGAAGTGCAAGCCATCCTGAACCCTGGCGCCGACAAGCAGCCGACAAGCGCCGATCTGATGGCGCAGATCGAGCAGCTTAAGGGCGCGCTGCAAGAGGCTACGCAGATCGCGCACGAAGCCCAGCAGGACGCGGACGAAGCGCAGGCCAAAGCCGAAGCCAAGGAAGCCGAGAACGAAATCAAGCTCTACGAGGCCGAGACAAACCGCCTCAAAGTGACCGGCGCGAACGAGGATCAAATCAAGGCCATCGTCGGCGACCTGATCAATCAAATGCTGAGCAGCCCCGCGCCTCTTGGCGATGAAGGCGAGAACGAAGGCCCTGGCCCGGACGAATCCATGCCGCACGAGATGACCGAGGGTGAGCCGATGAGCCATGAAATGCAGCCTCTCCCCGGCGAACTCGGCGAAGAACAACCACTTGAAGCAATGCCCGAAATGGGCGCGGAGCCCATGTAATGCCTACGCTTTCAGCCCCCAATTCAGCGACATACACAACGACGGTGCCGCAAGAGTCGGTGCAGGTCGTTTGCACTGGCGCCAACGATGTCATGCTTGTTTCGTGGGTCGGCCCTGGCGGCATCAGCGGCCGGCGCACTGTGCGCAACACGACAAGCGCAGGCGAGGAAATTGGCCCGCTGCCGAATAGCACGGGGGTCACGTTTTCGGCCATCGCTGGAGCGCCGACATTCACGGCGCCGGCATATGGTGAGCCGCTCCAATCCCTGGTGTCGGGGGCTAGGAAACAGCTTGGCAAGCTGAACTTCCTTGGCGACTCTTTGACTTCGCAGACAGTGTGGCCGACAGTTCCGCGTGGAGCAGGGGTTTGGCCGATCACATCGCCCTGGACGAATCTGAATAGCGTTGGCGGCTGGATCAGTAACTATGCTTTTGATGGCCGCGCCCCTTCGGGCGCAAGCGGAACGCTTGAGACAGACGGGCTGGGGAAGCTGCGCTTTACTTATACCGGCGACTCTGCTGGACCGTGGGTCGATGTGTCGGCTGGCGGCTTTTTTGAAATCCCATCAGCCACTTCCGGGCGCGGTGTCCATGTCGCCATCTGCAAGAGCCAACAGCGTCCGACCGCAGGGTCGGATGCGGTCGCTACGGGCGGACTGATTCAGACCCAAGTAGGCCAACTGATCGTTTACCCATCATGGGTTCAGGCTGCGCTCGGCCCTGCGGTGGCATGCCAACTTTGGGGCATATCTGGCGACAATCTGGCTGGCGTCGAGACGCGTTGGCGGGCAGCCGTAGCAAACAGCCCAGACGCGCTGGTATTGCTGATCGGCACGAACGATGCGCCTTCCACCCAAGCCGCTTGTGACGCTCTGCTGTCCCGCTACATTGCCCTTGTCGAGCAAATCATTACCGTGGTGCCTATGGTCTACATCGGCGGCATCTTCCCGCGCAGCGATGTAGCTGCTGGTGTCCGCTCGCTGCTGTCGAGTCTGTCCGATGGGCTCCGTCGATATGCTGCTACCCAGCCGCAGAAGGTCCGCTACTGGGACGCCTACCCGCGTCTTGCCAACCCTGCAGCGGCAGACGGCACGGCCCGAACAGGCGTGCAGCACACTGACAACCTGCACCTGATGCCCTACGGCGCACAGGTGGCAACCGAAGATTTGCTGACTCAGATTCGGCAGGATTGGTCGCTGCCGACCGTGGCGAACAAGAGCCGGGGTCTTGCCCCCTGGGACTCAACTTCCCGGACTGGCTCGCTTGTGACAAATCCCACACTGAAGGGCAGCGGCGGCACCGGTAGTGGATCGAATGGCGTCACCGGCAACGTGCCCACAGGCTGGACCATCAGTCGAGGCGCGTCAACACAAACGTGTGCGCTGTCAACAGTCTCCACAACAGACGGCCAAGATGCGCTCCTGTTGACTGTGGCCAACGCTGGCGCCTTTGACTACAACGAGCTAGTCCAAATCGTCTCCGTACCGGCAGGGCTGAACGCTGGCGACTATGTGGTGATGGAGTTTGACGCGCAGATCATTAGCGCGACGAATTTGACTCAATTGCAGTTCATGCTGAATACCAGCGGCAACAAAAACAGCATCTATATGTTGCAGCCGTCCCGCCCAGTAAACGTTTTTGCTCCCGGCGTTGCGCAGCCAGTGATGCGCATGCGCTCTGAGCCGATGTTGATGGCCGCAGGTATCACATCTATGACGATAACTCTGCGCATCGGCGGCGCTGGGGCCATGAATGCGGCGTTTGCCGTGTCCCGAATCGACGTTCTGCGGGTCGATTGACCAGCTTTCCAAGCCCCTGCCGACGCCCATCATGACCGACCTCAACAAACTCAGCCGCCCTGCGCTGGCCGCCGCCATGCAGGGCGGAATCGCAGCGTGGGGAGTTTCCGGCTCTGCAAGTGAACATATCCGCTACTCGGAGCTGCTGCCAAAGCGTCCAGGGCGCCGTCGGACCTGCTATTGCGGCTGCGGGAACCGCATCACGCATGCCGGGCGAGCTAACGGCGTCACGCTCACGTGCGCGTGCGCCCTGGGTATTGCACGCTGGGTGCGCACCGGACGGGTGAAGCCTTGACTGGCTAAGCCATTGCCGAACGCCCATCAATCACCTCCGCGAGGACTGCCCCATGAACATCAGCCGCCGCCCAGCCACCTACACCGAGCTGCGCAAGCACGCCAAGCGCGATTGCTGCGGCTGGTTCGTCAGCCGCTTCTACGCTCTGCTGGGCGTTCTGGGCGGAACGCAAATCGTGACCATCAGCGAACGCTGATTTCCAAGCCCCTGCCGGTATCCATTGAATTTTCACCAAAGGACGAATCAATGACCCTCGAAACCGCATTGCCAACAGCCCAAGAGGCAACGGCGAGCGGCCAGCCTGAAAACGCTGACCAGCTTGCCACGCAGACCGCCAGCGATGGTGGAGCGGACAACGCCAGCGAAGCGAATGAAGGCGAGCAGAAGGCTAAGCCCGAGAAGACCGAGGCCGAGCGCGAAGCCGACCGACTGCGCCGCGCAGTTGACCGCAAGACGCGCCAGCGCGAAGAGGCCCGCGCCGAAGCACAGCAGCTCCGCCAAGAACTTTCGCGCTTGAGGGAGGGCGGCGGGCGAGATACAAATGCATCACAGCAAGACGATGAGCCGCTAACGCTCTCTCGCGCAGAGCTGGCACAGATGGTCAAAAGCGAAGCCGAAAAGCTCGCGCCGACCCTGAAGCAGCAAAGCGCCGAGATGGAGCACCGCAAGACGGTCATTGAATCGCTGGAGAAAGACCTTGGCCAAGAGCGTTTTGACGCACTGGCCGAGGACTTAGACGAGGCACTTGGCGGCCTCCAGCGCAACGGCAAGGCATCACCTGCCGCCGAAGCGATCTTCGCCGCCGACGACCCGCAAGCGGTCATGAAGTACCTCGCAGACCCTGACAACGCTGACGAAGCAGAAGCAATTGGCCGCTTGGACCCGATCAGAGCGGGCCGAGCAATCGCCAAGCTCGAAGGAAAGCTAGAGCAGGCGAAGGCCGCCAGCAAGCCGCAACGCAGCAACGCGCCAGAACCCATCGAGCCTTCACGGGGCGGTGGATCAATTTCAAGCATGCCGGACCCCAAGAACGTGAAGGCCTATATCAAGTGGGCTAACGAGCAGGACCGGCGCAATTAAGGATTAGGAAATCATGGCAAACGCATATCAGACCGCGCAGATCGTCACTAACGAAGTGTTGCGCATCGCTCACAACAGCTCGGCCATGCTGGGTAATGTGAATACCGACTACAACGATGCATGGGACAAGGAACTGAAGCCCGGCCAAACCATCCAGGCCCGCGCCCCTGTGCAGTTCACTCACCGCGACGGCGAAACCGCCAGCCCGCAGGACATCACTGAAGCATCGGTGCCGGTCACGCTGCAACCTCTGCTGGGTCTTGACTTCGCCGTTAGCTCGACCGATCTGGTCACATCCATCGGCACTGACGGCAAGCTCTCAAAGGCCTTCCGCGAGCGCTACGTGAAGCCGGCCGGCCTGAAGCTGGCCGCGCTGCTGGATTACCGCATCGGATCGGCCATGAAAAACGGCTTTCACCAGATCGTCGGCACCCCTGGCACCCCGCCTTCGACCTTCGCTGACTTGCTGCAAGCCGGCGTCCCGCTGGATCGCATGAGCGTCCCCCGTGACGGCTTGCGCATGGCTGCAATCGAGCCTGGCGCCAATGCCGCCATCGTGGCCGGCCTGTCTGGCCTGTTCAACAACAAGGAAGTGCTGGGCGAGCAGTACAAGACCGGCGTGATCAAGACCGGCGCCGGCCTGGATCTGGCGATGTCGCAGAATGTTCCGACTCACACGGTCGGCCCGCTGGGCGGCACTCCGCTGATCAACGGCGCGAATCAGGGCCTGATCAACTCCGGCGCCACCGACAACCCACGCGCCGCGACGACCTCGCTGGTAACTGATGGCTGGACTGCTGCCGCTGCGCTGCGCTTGAACCAGGGTGACACCTTCACCATTGCTGGCGTGTTCTCGGTCAACCCGGAAACCAAGCAATCGACCGGTGTCCTGCAATCGTTCCTGGTGACAGCCCCCGTTAGCTCTGACGGCTCGGGCAATGCCACCATTGTGGTGAGCCCTGCAATCATCGCTGGCGGCGCATATCAAAACGTGACCAATCGCCCCGGTGACAACCAGCCTCTGACGATCACCAGCGGCGCGGCGAACACCAGCTACACCCAGAACCTGATCTGGCACCGTGACGCGTTCACCTTTGTCTCGCCTACCCAGCCTCTGCCGGGCGGTATGGACTACGCCGCGAATGCCTCGCTGGCCGATGAAGGCGGTGTGTCGCTGCGCTTCCTGCGCGGCTACGACATCAGCACCAATCGGTTCATCAGCCGCTTCGACATCCTGTGGGGTGGCGCGGTGACTCTGCCGAACTTCGGCGTTCGTCGCACCAACTGATAAAGCTGATAGAGCGGGGGGGGCTTCGGCCCCCTTTTCTTAAGGAGTCGAAATGTACCCATTGAATGTTTCGTTACCCGCGCCGGCCATTGGCTTCGCGTGCGCTAACGACGAACACGAACACGAAGCCTTGACGGCGGCGGGCTATGTGCCTGCGCTTGCTAAGGCTGCACAAGTTGCCGCACCGCAGGGAAACGAGGATCAATCCACTCCGTTGCAACCCCTCGAAGCACCTGACGGTGCGGCATCTATCGAGCGCAAGAAGCCCGGCCCGAAGCCCAAGGTTTAACCAGTGACAAAAGCCCGCGCCATCATCCGCAGCGCTTTGACCTTCGGCCTCAATAGGCTGAGCCCAGGCGAGCAGGAAGACCCCGACCTTTTTGGCCGGTGCTTGGATGCGCTCGGGTCTATCGTGGATGAGATGAACGGCGGCGGCATGCTGTGGCGCGAGGTGCTGACGACATCGACGCCGATCAGTGGCGCGAGCGCTCAGCTTGGTGTGGCGTGGCCCGGCCTTGCTAGCGGCTCCGTCATCCTTGGCGCAACCGTGCAACAGGGGCTAGGCCAGGATATGCCGCTTGACCCGATCACCATGGGGCAATACGCCAACATCATGGACAAGGCCTCGGCATCGCTGCCGTGCGTCTTTGCGCATGATGGCGCCGCGACGGTCTACCTGCACCCAGCCGCAGCCGGTCAAACGATCACGCTGCGCACGAAGCAAGCGGTGCAGAACTTCGCCGATCTCGACACCGACTATTCAATGCCTGCCGGGTATTCGTCGGCATTTGAAGCGCTACTGGCTGAGAAGATGGCCGACACACTGACGGGCGGCATTAGCCCCAAGGTGGCGCGTGACGCTGGCCGCGCTCGGCTGCGTCTCGCTACCAAGACCATCAGCCCGGCAATGCTGGGTGGTGGCCGCAGTGGTGACATCCTGACGGGGTGGAACTGATGGCCGGGCGAAAAGTCAATCAGGCCATTGGCCCAAGCTACCAGCTCACTGATCGCCGGGCTGGCGTTCAGCGCTCGGTCAATCTGCGCCTGCGCTATGTCGAAGGACAGGAAAGCAATACGGCTGTTCTTGAGAGCGTCGAGGGGCTGCGGCCCTTCCTGACCATGCCGTCCGACATTCGCGGCAGCTATGCCAGCGACACAGGCCGCTGGTTCGTGGTGGCCGGCAACAAGCTCTACGAAGTCACAGCCGGCGCGACGATGACTGAACGCGGCACGCTGGCAAGCTCCAGCGGCTTTGTGAGCATGAAGAACGGGCTCTATCAGCTCTTGATTGCAGACGGCCCGAATGGCTACGTCTTCACGTTTTCCACCAACACGTTCACGCAGATCACTGATCCAGACTGGCGCGGCTCGCGCTGGGTGGATGAACTGAACGGGCAATTTATCTTTGTGCCGAGCGACCAGCCCGACCAGTTCTATTTGTCGGCGATTGATGACGGCTTGCAGTTTGACGCGCTCGATTTCTCAAGCTCCGATGCGCAGCCTGACGACATCGTGACGCACCGCGTTCTGAAGCAAGAACTGTTTCTTTTCAACGCCCGCAGCACCGAAGTTTGGGTCTATACGGGCGACTCTGATTTCCCGCTGAGCCGCTACAACTCGACGCCGATTGACATTGGCTGCGTAGGCCTTCGCGCCGCTGTCGTCACCTCTGATTCCATGTTCTGGATCGGGAAAACCGGCGTGGGCTCTGGCCTTGTCTACGAGATGAGCGGGCACCAACCCGTTCGAATCAGCCAGGACGCTGTGGAGCAGGCTATCGCTGCCTCTACCGACATTGCATCGGCCCGGATGTGGTGCTATCAGATCGAGGGCGCTGAATTCATCGGACTAGACGCCCCAGGTTTGGAGACAACGTGGGTCTACAACCTCGCCACCCGGCAGTGGCACGAACAAGCCCGCCTTGTGTCCGGCGCGTGGGCGCAATGGCCCGTTGACCAAACGACCTACTTCGGCGGAGTCCACTACGCGACGGCCGGCAATCAGATTTACGTCATTGATTACACCATCGACACCATCGGCGCTGAGCCCATGGGCTTTGAGCGCACATGGCCGCATTTTGTGGCGGGTAACTTGGAGCCGGTTTCTTACCGCAGCCTGCATGCCTCGATGACCACAGGCGGCACAGGCAACGGCAGCGCCACGCTTGAGCTAAGCAACGATGGCGGCTCGGTATGGGGTGCACCGCTGCGGCGCACGCTTGGCGCTATTGGCCGGCGCATGGAGCTTGTCCGCTGGATGGGCCTCGGCTCAGCAGTGGATCGCGTGTTCCGCCTGCGCTGGAGCAGTGCCGGACCAGTCACGCTTTATTCGGCAACGGTGGACACCAAATGAGCCGCACCCTGACGCCACCAGCCGCCCGAGTCCCCATCGGGACAGTGCAGATCAACGGGCGGCCGGTCGATGTGCAGCAGCACCCGGAATTTGTGCGTTTCTTCTTTGACCTGTTCGCACGGGTCGGCAGCACTGCCGCGCTGAGCAATACCGAGCTTGAGGCGCTGGCACTGTCTCTGGACGATGCCGCTATTCGCATGGACGCAATCGCCGGTTTGATGGCTCAGTTACGCGATGCCTTGGGCGCCCTGCAGGCTGGCGAGATGGTGATGCAGCGAGCCGCCACCGACGCAATATTTGCCGATGTGATGCAGGGCGAGCAGCGCGACGGACTCGCCCACGAAACAACCTTTTACGGATAAGCCATGCAACGCATCCCTGTCATCGTCTTCAACAACATCCAGCTAACCACAGCCGTGGCCGGCGCAACTTCGCCGGTTCCTGATGCAACCACGCTGCTTACCATTTCGGCGGCGACGGTCAACAACACCACGGGCGGAGCTGTAACGATGGATGCCTATATCGTCCCATCTGGCGGCACGGCTGGCGCGGCGAATCAGATCATCTCAGCACTGAGCATCCCTGCGGCCGGCGCTGCCCCGACGATCCTCGCCGGCCTGATTGGGCAGACCGTGCCGGCAGGCGGGACGCTGCAACTTAAAGCCGCTGCCGGCGCATCGCTGACTCCTTTTGTCAGCGGGTACAGGACAACACTGTGAGCATCCACCTGGACCCAAACCGCAGGGCTGAAGCCATCGCGGCGGGCTGGCTGGCCTATCGCGAGCGCGTGCCCGGCATGGAGTCGGCTTATCTGGCGATGTGCGAAGGCTGGCGCGTGATTGCGGTGGTTGCTGACCGCGTGATTGGAGCCCTGTTCGTCCGTGAAGGCGTGATTCACCTGGGCATCGTGCCTGAGTGGCGCAGCCGGTGGGCGAGCCGCCGATTGATCCGCGACATGCTGAGCTACGGCAAGGCGACAACTATTCAGGACTTCGAGCCTCAGTGCGCGGAGTTCGTGAGCCGCATTGGCTTTGCAAAAACACAAGGGGGCCAGTATGTCTATCGTGGGTGACATCATTGGAGGGTTTGTCCAAGACCGCGCCGCTTCGCGGGCTGACAAGACCATGCGCGAGGCGACTGCAAATGAAATTGCAGAAAACCGACGCCAATACGACCAAACGCGTACCGACTTCGAGCCGTGGCGGACTACCGGCGCAAATGCGCTTCAGCAGCTTGCCGGCGACATCAATAAGCCTGTGACGGCAGCCGAGGTGATGGAAGACCCTGGCTATCAGTTCGGCATGGATCAGGGGCAGCGCGCCATCTCGCAGCGCATCGCGGCGGGCGGCGGGCGCGTGTCTGGGCAGGCCATCAAGGCAGCAGGGCGCTTCGGCACCGATTACGCGGCATCCGGTTATGGCGCGGCCTATCAGCGCAAGCAAGACCGCTTAAACAGGCTTGCGGCAATCTCTGGCGTGGGCCAAACCGCAACAGGGCAGACCGCCCAAGCCGGCCAGTTTGCAACCGGGAACATCGGCAACGCGCTTTCCAATCAAGGAAGCGCCAGCGCAGCTTCGCAGCTCTATCGCGGGAATATCTGGGCGAACACCGCAAACAAGCTGATTTCTTCTGCCGGCAAAGCATTTGCGGGAGGGGGTTGATATGGCGAACGCTAACGTTTTCATGAGCATGCTGCAGCCGGTCAAGTCGGTGCAGGATTACGACGACGAGCGAGATGTGCGCGAAGTCAACCGCATGGCCCTGCAGGACAAGCGCCGGGCAAGCCAAGTGGCCGACCAAACATTCCAGCAGCAAACCAGCGACCGCAACGCATT